TGGAGTAAAACCCCCAATCATTGAATCATAAACTGGCAAATCTGGCGTTTTTGCTACTGTAATCATTGCAACTTTTCCAGAAGAATTTATACTAGCAAATGCTTCTATAGTAGTGGGAGCCATCATGAATTGAGAAATAGAACCATTGCTTTTATGTTTTCGAAGAACCAAAACTTCAACTCGATATACTATATCTGGCACATAATAACCTTTATTCAGGTTAGATTCCTGAGCCCCAAATGAAGTGCTTCCGCCAGCAAAAAATATAGAACTTCGATCAACCTTAGCGATATTTTCACATGGGTTAGTTGCATCGTACATATATCTACAAGAAGGTTCGCTGGGGTTCTGAAGGAAATTAACAATGTTTGAATCTTTTGCAGAGCCGCTACCAGGTACATATTTAAGGAAAATTGGATTATGATTTGAGGATCCACCACTAAAAATACTCGTACTAGTAGGTAAAGCTGTTGATGGAATAGTATGACCTGTATGGTTTTTAAAGGCGTCATAAACTCTTTTTGAAAAAGTTTCATTTCTAAGCAGATGAGCAAGTTTTGCGGATCCTGAGTCTACTGCACTTCTAAAGTAATCGACATATTTATTTGAATTAGTTTTATAAGAAAAACTGTACATTAAAGGATTACTATTTGCTGTAGGTTGTGGTAATGTAGCTCCAGAAGCATCACCACCTTGCACACCCGCGTTTCCAGCTACTTCACCACTTCTTTTTACGGAAACCGTACTCAGGGAAGCATATTGGCTAAAAGTAATATCAACATAGTAATACCTGAAAAAAGTTTGAGTAAATGAATAAGTGCATGGACATTTTCTAGTAGCACCATGCCATGAACAATTGCTAGAAGGCAAACGAGCCCAACTTCCATTAACGCCATTACAGGCAGTTTTTGATAACAGTTCAGTTTTTTGAATAGTAGCAGTTCTGTACCCGAAAGTTCCTAAATAAAACCTTAATGATTTATTGTATTGTGTATCATTTAATGGATTTTTGGTGTCAGCATATATTCTAATTAAATTTTTAAAAAACTTGCCTTTTAAATATGGTATTTCACCCGCTTTGGCTTCTGGGTCCGTGGTATCTAGTCCAGCTATAATATCATCATCAGAAATTAAAGCTGGAGAAAAACCAATCTGTGAAGCTGCTGGAATAACTGAAAAATAATCAAATGCTCTAGCCTGAGTAAACCTAGATTGATTTGTGCTACTGGTTGGATTAATGTCTATTCTAGCCGCTTCACTTTGAGGTTTAATGGTAATGTTCGTAGTTGTTGACTTGAGATCCTGAAAACCTAAACCTGCATTGGTTCTATATTCTTCATTTGTGCTGAGATCCGAAAACATCAATCTTTCAAAAACATCATTGGGTAAATCGTGAGTTTCTTGAGTTTGAAAATAATCCCTGGTGCTCAAAGAATCACTCAAATCTGTAGTCTCAGAATCTCCTTGTATGGTATTGCCATCATTAGACGCTAACCAAAAACAATTAAATCCAAGCCTATTATTTACCAAAACATTAGAATATGTTGGCCTTGAATACGTTTTTGCTTGATTATTCCCCCAGATGTATCTGTGGTTCGGCATATCACCGCCATCTAATGCAGGGGAAATATCCGAAGCGCCGAGTCTCTCATCTTTATCTTTTAAAAAGGTTGGTTTCCAATCATGAATATTTAAAGAAAATAAAGAATTAGTGCTAATAAAAGCGAGACTGCCTCTGTAGGGATTTATATGTTCCCAAAAATTTGCAAGCTGCACATCAAATAAAGTTGAACCTTGACAATATATTGAAAACCAAAAAGAATCAGTAAGATCTACTTGCTGGTTGTAATCCCAGATATGATTGTATCGATAAGGAGCCAATGTTCCAAAGCTGGTACTACCTCCTTGAGCGCTTTCAGACAAAACTGCCGGCGGCAAACTTATCCTAAATCCTCGTGAGTCGGTGGGTTGATTTGCTGTTATAGTATAATTTCTAAGATTTGCAGGGTAGTTTTTACCTCTCACAAGAAGCTCTTTTTCAAATCCATCTTCATCTATAACAGATTCAGTTTCAAAAGAAACTTGAGTTCCACCTGTATTTACATCACGAAGGTGATTTGATGTTAGATCATACTTAATATCAGAGAATATAGCTGTATCAGAAGTTGTAATTGTGTTGTCGTAATTAGCAATAAGTGGTAGTGTAACCTTACCGTGGTCATCACTAAAAAAACCAATACCTTCGGTAATACTGTATTTACTGGGTTCCGAAATCGGCAGAGCAAAACCAGCTATTGGGCCTTCACATATTAAATCCAAGGACCTATATATTGCTATAGATTCTAATTTTAGATATTTACCTCTCGTACCAACTTGAGCACCAATAGATTTTCCGTCATATATAAAAGAGCTATCAGTATAATTCAGGGGCCTGAAGTTTGCATCTTTATTACCCCTTGGTGGAAATACTGCCGGTTTTAAGCCTGGGTTTTGTGCAAAACTTGAATCGTTTCGTCTAGGAGTAAGTGTTTGGCCAGGACCAAATGTTTGCTGAAAACCACCATGAGCAGATTGGCCCTTCTCATAACTAGAATTGTATGCATCATTGCCTTGGTCTGCAGTAAAGTTTTTGGCTGCTGTAGCGTTACTTGGAATAGAAACAGAATATTTACTACTATCATCTGTGCTTGGTTGATCTGCTATTGGTTCTATAGTTTGTTTATCTGAATGTCTATAATTATATTTTTTATTAAAATCAAAACCTTCTCTTAAAAAATTAAAACTTTCAACATTTGGCAAATCAAGTACATCGTCTAATCTGCGAATTTTTGCAGTTTTATAATCAAAGTCGTAGTTTGAAATATTTGAGTTAACCACCAAGCTACCAACCCTCAGTTGACCATAAACAACAGGTATTGGAGTTCCTTGTTCTGCCTTGTTTTCATTTTTACTGTATAAATGGGAATTGGTTTCTATTATTTCAAATTCTTCTACACCACCCGTTTCCTCTTTTGGGGTCAGTTTATCGGTAAGTTTTTGCATAGCCCATCCCATTGCAGCATTTCCGGCAAATGCTCCAAGCATGCCCATGCCAGGAATACCTGCGGCAGCTTGAAATTGTGGTACTACCGTGTATTTATCCTTAGGTAAAACCACATCCATACAAAAAGATTCAAACTTTACACCCGCTTCGTCAATTAAAAAATATTCAGTGCCCAGCAAACACTTGTCAATAAAATATTTTTCAAACCTAGGATTAAGAGCAAACAAAGCATTCCAAAACTCTCTCATACTGGATATTTCTAGATTTATTGATTCACCTAGTTGTTCCGATAGTTCGCCTGCAAATATAAAAGTTTTCATGAGTCCTTATACCTATATATATTATACACTTTATTTAATAACCCATCAACAATTACTTCTTTCTTGGGAAAACTATAAATAGGATGATGAAACATCATTTTATTAAAGTAAACACCTAAATGCATAAACCGAGATATAGTCGGCTCAAAAACAATCAAATCACCATCCTTCATTTCTTTTTTGTCAACAATAAAAAAATAATCTTGAATGTGACTAAGCATATCTTCATTGTTGTTATCTTTTCTTCTAGACCAGTTGATATTAGTGTTGTGTAAATTTATATTTAAATTCAATAAATAAAAATCTTTAACATAACTTAAACAATCTTGAAAATAAGGAATAAAAATTCTTTGTGACAAGCTTCTAGGTTTATAATTTTTAGGATAATGCAGGTATGTATTTTTCGAAGCAGTTGATAATATAAAAGAAGGAAGAGCGAAAGACTCAGCCATAGAAATATCACAGGGACCAGGTCTAGGATCTTCTGAAAGGTGAGTATGAAAAAGAGATATAATATTATTTTTTAAATATTGATTGTAAAAAAAATCGTTTTTACTATTAAATAAATCAGGAAAGAAAGAACCTTCATTCTTAAGGGGGTAAAAGCAGAAATTATTGTTTTGATCGTTTAAATAAAAAAACCCGCCAGTTTCATTATTTAAATCACTTAGTCCATGCTTAAAGGAAGACAATAAAACCTTAGCCGTATGATCCTGGGAATCCTCCAAAAGGTAGTCCATTTTGTTTTTCTTTGTTAGAGCCATTAACTATGCCAAATCTTGCACGACAACCTGATATGCTTTTGGGGCACATATCTTGAACCCAATTTTTTTTATCTTTTAAAGGGTTGGACTGTATACCGTTATTTTGACAAACGTATAAGTGATATACAGTTTCATCAGATTCTTCTATATATACAGAGACGGTATCATTTTTATTATAAGTAGTGTCCTTATTCCATTTGATTTGTTTGGCTTTTGAGGAATTTAAAGTAAAGCTGGCAGACAAGTTGTGAGTTAAATTATTACCGCCTTTGTCAGTGACTGGGGGACCTTTATATCCACAACCATAAGAATGGCGATATTTCCATCCACAAACATTATGAACTAATTTTCTTCCTGGAATTAAGCCCCCGTCTTTTTCAAATCTAGAAACTAATTCAAATTGAATAAAGTCTGCATTTTCTATTGATTTTTTGTTTATTGTATATTTTTCTACAGGAAAAGAAACTTCAGTTGGTGAACCAAAGGGATTAACATTATTTGGAAAATTTTTACCATGCAAAAACTTAACAAAAGTTTTGGTTCTTCTTACATTAAAACCAACAAAATCTTTAAAGTAACGAGTTTTTAAACTGAAAAATCCATCTGTATTGTCAAATTTCAAAGTCGGCCTAGGAAGAGTTTCATCTTCGTAATCAAATCCGTGCGCTTGACACGGTATATAAAAATACTCATTAGAACCTTTTCCGTCTCCACTAAAATATATAGGGTTACCATATCCATTCTCCCCAGCATGAAACTTATATGTGGCAGGGATGTCCTCCTCAGTTTCGGGGTCTTTTAAAATTATTTCATATAAAGTAATTAATGTGGAGGGCTCAAGCTCCATAATTTCATTAAAAATTTTATTATTCATGATTTATATATAATAAATTATTATTAAACACATTCAATAAATGTTGCCGATATATTATGGTTATCTTTATATATGTATGTATGCCTCCATTCTGGGCAATAAAAAGTTGAAATGGTTTTTTGATTAGGGCTCGAGCCTTGTGCGGAGTTCGGGTTCCCTCTATATTGTTTTTGTAAATGGAACCCAAATTTTTTGTAACCCAAATGACTCTCTAAAAACAACAATATCTTCTTTGCTTCTAAATCAGATCGACCATTAAAATTAAGAGATAAATTAGATAAATTATGATTATATCCATATTTATTGAATTTTTTGTAAAAATCATTTACTGAAGAGGTTTTATATTTAGGGGAATGGGCAATTTGAATTGACTCGGTTGGCCTAAAATCAAACATTTTAAAACCTAAATCACCATCTTGACTTTTTGGCTTATATGGATAGAAGGAGCATTCATTAGGGTTATCAATGAAAATTGAATGCCTTAACGGGTTATGAGAAGACAAGCAATTATCGCTAGCATTAAGTTGGTAATAAGGAAACTCAAGAAATAACTCAGTAAAAGGGTTTCCACTATTGAAAGAAACAGAACCAGGGCTTTGATTACTTGACATTTTATAATTCTTGTAACCACCATTTAAATAAACATACTGGCCCTGCCTGAATTCTAAAGCTGGCCCCTGTGTAACTTGAGCAAAATCTTTTCTAGAGGTAAAGGCAACATTAAATTTTGTTGAAATTGTATCAGATCCGCCAGCAGGAGGTTCAACACTTGACAAAATAGATGGATAAGCGCAAGTAAAAGATGCTGTCACGTTATTAACATTTTGAGTTTCAACTTGATGGGAATAAGAAAGACAATAAAATTTATTTGCCTTATAAGGATAAAAAGGAGTATAATCAAAAGGCTCTATTCTTTTATTTGTAAACAAGCCATATATGTGGTATTCTTGAGGGTCATAATAAAAATTCTTCTGAAAAAACGATATCATTTGACTTGATTCTAAATCAGTTAACTGATTAAAACTTAAATCTAATGACATATTTAACGAATTAATACCTTTCAAAGATCTCTGTGCATAACTATCGTTTAATTGAACAGAATCAGCGAGAGAACTAAAAGATGCAGTCGATCCAAATGAAGCTGCTACATTAATTTTATCGTTATTATTTGGTGCAGAAATATCCATTATTTTATTGTTTGAGTGACTTCTATAGCTCCGACCAAATTACCTTGAGAGCTAACCGAAAGAGCTTGAGTATTTATTACTCCATCACAAGAAAATTCAGCCATAAATCCCCTATGATTTTCTTGAGACATAACATCATCTGAGCCAAAATCGTCATAAGATAAATCATGTAATCGAACTTTTAAATTTGCTTCCCTACCATTAAATCCATCCTTCAACATGTCTGGGTCTAAACTTTCACCCTGTAGAGACATATTAATTACAGTAGATTTTTTTGTTACTCTCGTAGGTACTAAACCTAGGTCTGTATTTTCGAGGGTGTCACTAGTTGGAGCTTCAAATCTTGAGTCCCTATTAACATTGATTGAGTAGTCAAAGGAAATCGTATGCTCAAAACCTAATGGGGTTGTGCCAACTATTTGACTATGATCTCCATGAGGGATAGACTGTTGTTTATACAAATCGCTACTAAAATAATCCTCCATTATAGTCTCATCTTTTGTCAAAGAACCATAAATACTAAAATTAGCATTAGCTTGGATAATTGAGTTTGGAGATATTGAAAAATTAAAACTGTTGAGATAAGCGTCTGAGAACCTAAACGGACCTAAATACCCTTCGACTTTTTCTTCATTCAAGGGAGGGAATTGAGCTGGGTTCAATAGTCCAGTAATATTAAAAAATGAAGCCAAGTTTCCAGTGTTGGGGTAAAATGAAACATCAAGACTACCAACAATAGGTCCACTAGCAACATAATTAAATAAAGGATTAAAGTAGCCAGATTGAGCTTCACCTTCACTTAATGACCAGTCGCCACTCTTAGCATAAAGACTTACTATATATTGATTTCCATCAGGAAAAACATCGTGCTCAAAAAATAAAGACTTGCCACTGTTAAAAACAACTTCAGTACCTTTGGGTATTTTTTTAATTGATGTAGCTAGAGGCATAGGGGGACCGCCAGAGGGTCCAAGTAAAACTAAAAATGGGCTGTTTGGTGAAAAATTTTGAGGAACATAATCTATTGGCGTATCAGGTGATGAAGAGCTTACATAAGAAGTTATTTGAAGTTGATTATCATCTACTTGACGAGTAACCGACAAAGGTTGACTGACGGCCAAACTAGCTTGCTCAGCAAAAATAAACTCACCCTTCCCGTCTGAAGAAAGGTACAAAGGAACATTTTCATAAGGTTCAAAAATCATGTTAAAACTTTTATTTTATGAATACCCGGTTCTTTAATCATATTCACAACATTTTTATATTGATTTATTTCATCAATAGTTAAGATGTTATTTACTTGATTAAAATTAATATTTTCAGAAGTATCGCTAGTATCAAAATCAATTACCTGAAATGGTCCATCAGTTAAAGGTTTAAAAATAAATTCTTCATAATCCGGAGATTCATAAGAAAAGCCTGTCACACCCACAATGCCCTGAGATTCAGTCATAAAGGTTAAAGCAGATGGAACTTCTACACTTGTGCCATCATCAAAAGATATTGTAGATTCAGCATTTACAATATAACCTCCAGCGGAATTATTAACGACCGATTTAGCAATCGGTTCATCAGATAGCTCATCTTCAATTACATAATAGATTTGATTGGTTCCAATGTTTGATACATCCCAAATAATAGGATTAAGGTACTGCCTATCGCTTTTGTTTATATATCCATTGTATGTAACATTCACAGTAACTAAATCGGTGCTCGAACTTTGTATAGAATGATTAACGATTCTTGCATTTTTTATAGTAAAGGTTTCTATTCTTGAATTATCTATTGGATTATTTAAAACAATATTCAAGTCTTGCTGATATGGTTTTTTAATAAAGTCTCTAAATTTAGTAAATTCATAATCATTAAAATCAAATGTTAAATTTGCTTCTTGAAATATAGGGTATTGAATATCAACTTGAACTGGGCTAGTTGATCCTATTTTATACAAAGGGTTTCTATTAATTCTTATTGTATATTGAAATCTAGAAACTCTATTTGTTTCATAATCTTTAGCATTAATTAAAATAGATCCTTGATTGGGTATTTGTATGTCTGGGTTAAGATTATTACCTTCAGCTGTTATACCTTGACCTAAGTCACCGTAAACATTAATTGAAGCTTGAGCCTGGGGTATTTGACCTATACCAGCAGAAAAAGAATATTCTGTTAAAAACCCATTGTCAAATCCGATGCTTTTATTTCCATAGTTTATACTACCCTTAATAGGTGTCTCGTCTATATAATCTAGTAAAGGTTCATCTCCTATATAATATTTTTGTATAGAAAAATTACCAATCATGTTTCCCTGCTTTGCTGGATAAACATAACCCTTACCAATAATATTAATTGGTTCCTGAGAAATAGAGTAACTGCCATTAATATCAGTTACTCCAGACAAAAGAATACCATTTAGGTAAAA